ATGCGCGAACTTAGGGGCTTGTACACCCGCACCAAGACCCGTTTCACTGCCCGCGATACCCGTATGCAGAACGTTCTTGCTGTACGTCAAGGCCGTATGCGTGACGTTTTCCCTGCCCTGTTCCCTGAAGGCCCCTTCGATGGTGGCATTGTGGCGAACATGGTGGATGTTGCGGCCCGTGACCTGTCAGAAGTACTAGCACCATTACCATCTTTCAACTGTTCCTCATCTAAGATGACTAACGACACGGCTCGTGCTTTCGCTGAGAAACGCACACGTATCGTTAACGGTTATTTGGATAACAGCGGCCTGCAAATACAAATGTACACGGCGGCTGACCGCTACTTCACTTACGGTTTCGTTCCCAGCATCATCGAAATTGATGACGATAACAAAATGCCAAGGATTCGTTTCCTTGACTCTATCGGTGCATACCCAATCTTCGACCGTTGGGGAATGATTACCGCTGGTTTCTTTTCTTTCTTCAAGTCCCGCGACGAACTCATGGTCATGTACCCCCACACTCGGGGTATCCTTGAGACTCCCGGTGGTGGAGGGGGCAACGATCTTATAGAGATTGTTCGCTACCACGACAAGCACGTTGATATGATCTTCATGCCCCACAAAGAAGGCATGATACTAGAATCAGTCAAGAACCCTGTGGGTGAATGCCTCCTAGAATGGACTCAACGTCCCGGTGTTGATGAAGAATCACACGGACAGTTCGATGACGTCCTAGCAGTACAGGTTGCTAAGGCAAGGTTTGCCTTACTGAGCCTTGAGGCCGCACAGAAAAGCGTACAGGCACCCATCGTGCTGCCACCTGACGCACAAGAAATGACGTTCGGACCTGACTCTATCATCCGAACTAACAGCGGTGACCGTGTACGCAGGGTAGCCCTTGAGGTTCCTTCTGCTGCTTTCGCCCAACAAGGTGTACTTGATCAAGAGTTACGGCAGGGTTCACGTTACCCTGACGCACGTAACGGTAACGTTGAGGGCAGTGTTGTTACTGGCCGTGGCGTTCAGGCACTCATGTCAGGCTTTGACACGCAGATCCGTACAGGTCAAGCAATGTTTGCCCGCACACTTGAACGTCTTATCCGCAAATCGTTGATGCTTGACGACATGCTGTTCGCTACTGTAAGCAAAACTGTTCGAGGTAACGCCGACGGTACCCCGTATGAGGTGAAGTACCGCCCAGAAAAAGACATTGACGGTGACTACACTGTTGACGTTCAGTACGGTCTCATGGCCGGACTAGACCCCAACAGGGCGCTCGTGTTTGGTTTGCAGGCCCGTGGAGACAAACTGATTTCCCGTGACTTCCTTCGCCGCCAAATGCCTTTCTCTTTGAACGCCTCAGAAGAAGAACAACAAGTAGACATAGAAGAACTCAGGGATGCGTTGAAGCAGGCTGTCGCGGGTTACGCACAAGCCATACCTATCCTTGCACAGAACGGTCAAGACCCCGGAGAGATCCTTGCACGTCTATCCCAAATCATTATTGGTAGGCAAAAAGGTTTACCGATGGAAAAGATTGTCTCAGAAGCCTTCGCTCCTGAGCCTGCTCCCATGCTGCCGGGGGTTGAACAGTCAGGTGTTGATGACCCTAACGCTGAGATGCTGGGTCCCTCTGGCGAGGTTCCCCCCGGCGGTGATGGTAACGAACTACCGGGCCTAAATGATGCCACTGGTCAACTCCGTGGGGTTGCACCGGGACAGTCCGGCATGAGTCCGGGTGGTGCACCTGACATGCAAACCCTTCTTGCGTCCATGGGTTCTAATGGGCAACCTAACTTGCAGGCTGGCGTTACACGCCGCCTACCTATCTAAGGAGCAAACAATGGCCGTAAAGCCTAGAGTTAAATACGACTCGGATGGTAACAAGTATGAGTGGAGCACAAAGTCCGGGACATGGGTCAGGACGAAGGGTGCTGTTGCCGTCAAAAGGGAAGAGGCGGCGGCCGCTAAAATAAAGAGCGCAAAAATGGTTGCCGACTACAAGAAGAACGACTCTGCCCGTGCAGCAATGGCGGCACGTAGAGCCAAAAATCAGCCTGCTAAACCTGCTACCACTACCTCCAGCGCAAAGAGCAGATTGCAGAAAACCACGAACCAGACTGCCAAAACCCAAGAAACAAATAAACCTAAAACTACTCCTACTTCCACAACCACACCTCAGCCAAGCGCGAGTGCTCCTTCTAGGGGTTCTAGTGCTTCTTCCAAGGCAAGTAAACCTGCCACTAAAAAGCCAGTCGTTTCCCAATCCAAAACCATGTACGTCAAGAAGGGCGACATGGTTAACGGCAAGGAAGTAAAGAAGGGTTACGTTGCACAGTACGGTAAGCCTGAACGTAAGGTTACTGGTGTGGTTAAACTTGTTGTTGACACTACCCGTGGTAAGGCTGGCTCTAAGGTTGAAGTTAAAAAGGGACGTTATAACAAGAAGGGTAAGTAGGGTGGCTTCCACCCCTGACCCTCGCTTAAAGAAGGCGGGTGTTACTGGTTTCAATAAACCTAAACGTACACCCAGCCACGCCACTAAGTCTCACGTTGTTGTTGCAAAGGAAGGCGATCAAGTTAAAACGATTCGCTTTGGACAACAAGGTGTTACTGGTGATAAGCAACCTTCCGCTAGGCAGGCTTCGTTTAAGGCTCGTCACGCAGCAAACATTTCTAAAGGTAAAATGTCAGCGGCTTATTGGGCCGATAAAGTCAAATGGTAAAGGGATAAACAGTGGATAAAAAACCAGCAAAAAAGGCCACGACTGCACCAAAGAAAAAAGTTCCTAAAGGTTCCCATATGATGCCTAATGGTTCAATCATGAAGAACTCAGCAATGAAGAAGAAGTATTAGTAATGGCAGAGAAGAAGCCGTTTTGGGAAAAAAAGAATCCAAAGAAAACTTCCACTCCTTTAACTGCTGCACAAAAAAGCAACGCTAAGGCTAGAGCCAAGAAAGCCGGTCGTCCTTACCCTAACTTGGTTGATAACGCTGCTGCCAAAAAATCCTCATCAAGTAGAAAGAAGTAGCGGCATGTGTATGTCTTGTGGTTGCTGGATGGACCCTGAAAGTAAAAGTGAACCGAACCATCCGGAGAATTCAACTGTAATGCCTAACGTTAAAACAACGGTAGGTCCTCTTCCTAAGAAAGGTAACTAACATGGCAGCATCAGCACCAACACAACCGCCTCTTGACGGTCGCAACTCACCAAAGCCCGGAGATAAAGGACAGATCATGTTCAGTACTAATCCCGGTGGAACTAAAGGTAAGTAAAAAACTATTGTCGTTAAAACAAGGAAGGGTGCATAATGAACGGTAAACCTGCAAGTAGGGACATTGGTATGCACATTTCTTGGGGTGACATCAGGTGCTCTGTTATCGCTGAAGGGCGCTCGTGGAGTCCTGATGTTGCCGACGATATGGTTAACCGCATGGGTGACTTGTGGGAAAACACTCTCCGCAGCATTTCCGATACCGGATACTTTGATGGTGAAGAAGAAGAAGAGGATGAAGAGGACGAGTACGGTCCCACTCCTAGTAAAGAACTTATTGACCCGTACGTTATTAGACTGAGTGAGGATGGTGAGGTGAGTGGCTGAAGGCCAAGGTGGTCCACGCACACCTCGTAACCCTGCACCCGTGAGCGCACCGGGTTCTATGTCTCGTCGTACTGACGGACAGGTTATGCCTCAAATGACTGGTATGCCTTACGGTGAGAACAGCGACTTTAACGAAATGCAGTCTTCCGCACCTATGAGTGCAACGAACATGCAAGGCCCACGACTCAAAGGTAAGAGCGCCCCCCCTGCCGGTATGGGTGGCGGTTCTAGTTCCACCCCTTTGTTTAGTGACACGCAACGACCTGACGAACCTGTTACTGCTGGTGCCCCGTTTGGTCCCGGTAGTGGTTCTCAATCAATAATGGGTTCAGTGGAACAATCTCGTTCCGACGCTTCCGCAATCAAAAAGTATCTTCCCGACTTGATAAGAATGGCTGAGAGTGAAGATTCACTAGACGGATTCAAAAGGTTCGTTCGCCATTTAAGAAACGTTCAGGGTTCTTGATGCCTTCTTTACAAGAAAACATTGACGCTGTTGTCGGTGCTATCGGTACACAAAACATAGGTATCGTGTGGGGTTTGTCTAACGTTAAATGGTCGAACGTTCAAGACCGTGACGATTTTTTGCAAAACATTATCAACAGGGAAGGTGGGTAAGTGGCTGAAGATAAGAAGCCTAAAGGCCCAACAGCAGGTGCGCGACCTAAGAACTGGGTTGCCATCAAGTCCCTTTCCGGTGGCGTATCCTCACCCACAAATAGTACACTACAGGAAACTATTGGTGAGCCTAGAAACTTTCGGAACACTGCACCTATTTCTCGTCCTGACGCACCAGAGTTAACTGAAGGTTTACCTGAAGAAGCCCAAGACAACTCTTTCCTTGGCGGCTTCCTGAACCTGATGGACAGGGCTGTTCCTGACGACCTTGGTGGACTTATCCGTGGCGAGACTGGTTGGATTAACAACGTTCCTTTTGCTGGTGACGCTTACGAGAACACTGCCGGTCGCGTACTTGGCACTGGCCTAGATGCTGGTTCTGCTGTTGTTAACGCAATGAACTGGGGCAGTGAGAAAATGAACCACCTTGGTGCCGCTGCCTTCTCAGCGTTACCCGGTGGTATAGAAACTTTGACGTGGGATCAGGCAAACGACATTAGTTTAGGTCAGGTTGTTACCGCCAACTCTGCCATAAACAACAATAGTTTTGGTGGGTGGCTCATCAACGTTGCCACGTTGCAGACTCCTTTCGCTTTGATGTCTGCGAAGAGTGAGAGCGACGACCCTAACAACGCCTTGTATTTAGAAAACTTCAATATCCTTAACAAGGAACAACGCGAAGCGGCTTTCGAGTCTGGTGGGCTTGGTCAAACAATGTCCGGTTACGCTGACGCCATTTGGATGGTTGCCGCTGACCCTACTATTATTGGTGGTAAAGCCAGCAGCATTCTTCGCATTGGAAGTAAGGTTGGCGAGTTCGGTGGTTTGAGTAACCAGTCGTTGCGTACCGCTAAGCAAGTGAGTTCTTTTGCTGACCGCAACACGGAGCAAGCAGCCATCATTGCTAAGTTTGGTGGGGACTACAAGGCAGCAATAAACAGTGGAGAGTTAAGCACTGAGGGTGTCCGGTTAGCGGACGCTCTTAATGGTACTGCTGATTCTTTGATTAACAGTGTCTACGTAAAAAACTCTCCCCGCAAAAAAACCACTCTAGACATTCTCGCTAACGAAACTTCTATGAGTAACCCTGCTGAGGGCGCTCTTGTCCTTAACGCCATATCTGGTCATGCTGACTCGTGGGTTAAGATTCGTGAAGTCAACAAGGACTTGTACGACAAGTTGAGCACTTCGATGAACCAAAACATTTTTGATCCAGTTCCCGGTTCTGCTGCGGCAGACAACATGGTTGGCGAAATCTCTGACATGACCACTGATCAGGCTAAGTTTGGTGACGAACTGATTGAGGAAGCAGAGAACGCCCGTGTTGCTGCGATTGCTGATGAAGCAGGAGTTATTGACGGGGCACCTCCTGTCGCGGATGAAGCATTGGATGTTTTCTCCGGTCAACTTATTGAACGTGGTGGCGCTAGGATTGGTGCGCCTCTAGTTCGTGCTGCTGGTGCTTACCGTCGTGGTGCAGCGTCAACTAACTTGCAACGTAACCCTCTTCGTAAAGTACAGGTGCCACCCACGATTCCCGGCAATGGTCATCTTGTTTATGATGCTATCGAGAGGACAGCCAGTTCACGCCCAATCACTGCTATACGTTGGGTTGGTAAAGGCACACCTAACGGCATCGTTGATGTTAAGGGTGGTGACGGCGAGAACAGTCACCGTGAGATTGCGAACTGGCTTCGCCGTTCATCAATCCAAACGGACGAGGCAACCATTTACTTTAACGATTTTGTTGCTGCTCAAAGCCCAGCGGATCGTATCGCTGTTATTGACCGCATGGAACTTGCCTACGTTAAGACTGTTGCCACGAAGAAAAACATTACTCCTGAAGCGGCACAGGCAGTCTACGATGGTTACAAGGCTAAAAGAGCCATGACTTTAAGAAACATTTCTAAAACTAAAACAAAGTTTTATGCTGATCCTGACACAGGCGAGATGATTAAAGTTCCCATGTTTTATGCTGAACTCGACGCAACCATACCAATGATTGACACAAAGATTTTTTCTCGCGTTGTTGGTGGACATCAAGAAGCCCTTCGCACGGTTGAGAATCTTACAGAACTTGCCGACCAAATAAACAAGGTGTGGAAACTTAGTGTTCTCATCCGTTTAGGTTACACGCAACGTAACATTGCAGAAGGTTTCCTTCGTGGTGTTGCAGTGTCCGGCATGATTATGGCTAACCCTCAAGCGTTCGCTGCGTTGCCTGCAAACATTCTTCTTTCTGCTTCTGTTCGCCGTGGACTGAAAGGTGTCGCAACTCAAGAAAGAGTTCTTGTACAAGCGCGAGACAACCTTGATAATGCTCGTGGTGTTTTGAATCAGGTTTTCAAAGATGCTGGTATTGCAGCGGGAGTCAGTCTTCGTAACGACGCTGCTGCTTTAACCTCCCAAATAAGCAAACTTAAGAAAGTCAAAACCGTCGAGTCTGCTGCTCAAATAAAAAAACTTACCAGCAAACGTGACCGTTTACTAGCCAAGGCCAACAAGATTGAGTTAACAAAAACTCAACCTCGCCTCGGTCAAATGAACGCGGCTCGCATAGAACAAAACGAAGCGATCCGTAAAGTTGATGAACTCTCTAAAGAGATCGAAGACGCTTTAACTGTTCTTCGCATTAAAGATTCTCGTCGTAAACTTCTTGGCAAAAAAGGTAACGTTGTTGCTAAGGACGCCAACGGCGAAGACATTATTTACGCTGGCGCTTTCGAGGGTCCCGCTGG